ACACTTCGATGATGCCGGCCTCGGGGTCGTAGTTGTGATAGACCAGGCCCGCGATCAGCTTGCCGTCTTCATCGATGACGCCGATCTCTTTGGCGTTCGATCCAAAGCCACGACGGCAATGCGGGATCAGCTGCGCGACACACTGCGCCACCACCTCGTCATGACCGTAGACGTAGTCCAGCATCACTGTATCCTCACCAATCGCCAACGCCGGGCCACCAGCCGCTGCCGCCGTGCTCGTCAGGCGGGTGATAAAACTGGGTAGGTTGTTCTGCTGCCCACGCATCGCCGCGCGTCATGTCTTTCGGCTGCGGGCGGTTGTTCCAGGCGTCCTGCGCTTGTTGGTTGGAGAGCATTCGCGCTGCGATCGCGTCACGCCGCGCGCCAACGTCGTAGGGTGTGCCGTGCGAGAGCGCGCGTAGCGCCTCGACATCGATGCTGCCGTTAGCGTTCTTGCCCAGCACAAGGTTTCTAGGAATGTTGCTGCCGCCGTAGACGCCGTCGCCCGGAAAATTACCGCTTACGTCCGTCATGCCGCCGCCGCGCGTTTGCTCTTGCTGCGGTGGCTTCCATTCCTCGGGCATCAGCAGATCTTTGGCGATCATCTCATGCGTGAGGCCGCCCTTGGTCGCATTCCAGTCAGCGACGGCCTTCTCGGACGGCGCGTAGCCTTGGATGTACGCGGGAGCAAACAAACCGCCGGCGGCGCCGTGTGGGTTGTAGGTAGCAAACAAGTTGCCACGCGGCACACCAAAGGCGTCGACCGGCACGCCGGAAGGATCTGACGGATCTGCTGCGGCCTCGGGCGGCGGCGCGGCGACCTCTACTGGTGCGGCCATAGTGTCCTCACACGTTGGTGCCCATCGGAGTGTGGATGGCGTCGATGGCGATGAGCTCGACTACCGGCTTGGCTTGCTGCCCGATTGTGACTTGCACGATTGGAGCGTGGGTGTAGCCGGTGAGCCCAACCGACACCCACATTGTGTTGCGGACGGCCGATAATCGCGTTGAGTCCTGGTCCCAGCGCGCGTGATCCCAGTGCCCTTGGTCCCACACCTCGAGCGGAGGAACGTCTGGCCCGGCCGGCGGCGGCTGCGGCAGCGTGATGTCGTAGTCAACGGCACACGACACTTGCGGTAAAAAAGGCTCTTTCGAGCTAGTCTCAAACGAGCACCTGGCCTGGTGCCACGTTGTCATTTGCAGGCGCTGACCGAGAGCGCCCCAGCCCCCCACCAGCGTGGCGACGTAGGGCTTGCCGTCGTCGTAGCCGGTACGATCGGCCTGCATGATGATGCCGTCCTGCGTGCCGAAAAACATGTCGGCGCGCATGCGGATAAAACAGGTGGCGTCCCAGCCGACGAAGCGGGCCCAGGCCCCGGTCGTGACGTTGATGATGCCGCAATAGCGATTGCCAGAAGATCCGCCCGGCCAGGCCACGAACACCGCGCCGTACTCGTCCCACTTCTTCATCGTCCACGGCGAAGAGCGCTTGGCGGCGACCTCATCACGCCACATCTTTTTAATGCTCTGCGAAACTGTCGACAGCTCGAGCTGGGCGCCTTCCTTGTTGATCGCGGCCGAGATCGGCACGATGCCTTCCGTCGTTTCGATCAGAAGGTCGCCGCCCAGCTGCATGTGGGCGTTCATCCCCATCGGGGCCGCGACTTGGTAGCGGCCCTCCTGGCGCCAATTGGCGGCGTCGCTGGGGTTGGAGCCGCTAAAGATCAGGAGTTCGCCAAGATCAGTCGCGAACACACATTTGTCGTCGGTGCCGTCGCCGGCGTCGACAGACCAGACGGCGCCGAACAGCAGCTTGCCGCCTTTGCTGGCGGCGCCTGATAGCGGAATCATCGCCAGCACGCCGCCCACGGCATTGAGCGGCAGATACCATGCGTTCATGGTGCCACCCTCGATAAAGAACAGGCGGTTGCGGTACTTCCAAACGTAGGTGAGGTTCTGCGCGACGCCGCCCGGCCCGGTAATGTTGGAGGGCTTGCCGGCGGCCGGCACATAGCCGGCACTGAGCGTCTCCCAGGTCAGGCCGTCATAGCGCAGCACGTCGTCGCCGGCCTCGTTGCACACCACCATGTAATTGTCGGCGGCATTGGCGAGCTGGGCGGCGACGTAGTTGCCAGAAGTCTGCCCTGACTTGATCAGGATAGGAGCGTTGCTCGTCACGTCGTAAAGAGAGGTGGCGTTGCCGGCGAACATGCGCTGCTCGTTGCCGGAAGCATACTCAAATGCCGAAATCACCGGCTGACGTGCCGTTGTTACCAGCGTCCAATAAGTCGGGTGGGCGGTGCGATCGGCGGCAAAACTGCCAGTGGCGGCGCTAGTGTGAACGACAGCAACTTGCCAGATTGAGCTGTCTCCAACGTCGCGGATGCGTTCGCCCAGTGAGTTATACGCAATCCCGTTCTGCCAGGTCAGTATCGACTTATCCGTCGTTTGCACATAAGCGATAGGAAACGACGCTCTGAGTTGAGCAAAGGTCAGCGGGATGGCCCCAGTAGTGTGAGCAATTTGCACAATCCAAAATGTGTCATCAACCGCATCTCTTACCTTTTGACTTGGTCGGTATTGATGAAGGTTCTGCCAATCTGAGACATTGGCTCCGGGGTGTAAATCACACCAGCGGATGCTGCCACCACGCAGCTTGACCCCCCTCATAGTCGGCGCCCAGTTGTCGCAAACCACAGCAGCGCCAGGCGTCATGAAGGCGAGGTTTTCACTCTCGATAATGCCGCGCGTCGGCGCCGGTATCGTAACGGCCTGCGCTTGCAGCGCGACTTGCTGCGGCACCGGCTGGCGGCGAAAGGCCTGATGTACACTCATGCTCAGGGCCCATTGGTCGGCGCTGGCCAGGGATAGGCAGGGCTAACGCCGCGCATCATCGGCACGCGGCCAATAATGATCGGCGCCGGCTTATCGGCGCCGCTTAGGGCATTGAGGGCGTCGCCGTAGGTCGACATGTCTTCCGCATAGGCCGTGCCTTTCTGGCTCTTCCAACGCCAGATCATGGCGAGCTTCAGTAGCCGCTCATCAAGCCGGAAGGTGTCGTTGTCGGCCAAGAAGTTATCGCCGCTGCCGCCGCTCGTAAGCGCAATGCAATTCTTGTCGAGGTAGTTGAAGGTTGCCGTCTGGCCGGTCGTCATGATCGGCTGGATGTGGATCTTGCCGCCGTAGATCGTCCACTCGCCGGCGCTGTCGTAGTAAGTAGCGGCCCGGCGTTGCAGCCAATCGTCCAGGTCGGGAACGAAACGCATCGGCCACTGCGTTTGCGTCGAGCGCCAGACGTTACTCTTGAGCAGCATGCGCTTGTAATTGGCCGGCAGATTGAAGGCTTCGGTGAAGCCGTCCCCGGTCAGGGTCGCCATCGTCGTTAGTGCGGTCCATTCGCGCGTGTCGTAGGCAATGGTCTGCGCCACCTCGTTGGCGAGCGTGACCATCTCCTGCATGGTGCGGTTACTGGCAATACTGGAGAGCACCGACTGCGGCACCAGAACGCCAACGACCGGACAAACGTTCTGGATGACGGTCAATAACGTCATTTAGGCGACCTTTTGTGGCCTTGCGTCCATTGCCATGCGGATCAGCGTCTTGCGGTTGATCGAGCCTTGCGGCGTGTGGCCGGTATTGGCGTTGATGAACTCGCGCAGCTGGTCGACCGACATGTTCTCAAACTCGCTCTCGGCGGCCTGGCGCTGGCTGGTAAACTTGGCGTCCTCTTCCAGGATGGCGTTGCGGGCCTTGAGCTGCTCGAGCTGCTCGATCAGTTGCAAGTTGGGTGCGCCCTGCTTGCTTTCAGCGATGTACTCGATCGCCTTGTTCTTGAGGTCGCGACCGAACATGCCAAGGTTCTTCAGTGGCTGGCCGTCGATCTCGGCCAGAGCCTCGAGCGTGTAGATGTTAAGTGCCTTCAGCTCAGAGCGTTTGGCCTCGGTCAGGAACGGCACATGGTCGAGAATTGTGCCGGCCTTGGTTTGCGTGGCGCGCTCCTTGAACTGCACATACTGCTTGCGGAATTTCTCCGCGTAAGTGATCTGCGTTTGCTCGCCGGTCATCGGGTCAGTCAGCCAGCCTGACGCTTTTGCCATCGCCGGGAACACATAGACGGCGTCACTGCCGGGAAAGCGGACCCTGACAATCTCTTGGTCGTTGAATATTTTGCGACCCTCGGCCGCGGACTTCACCGGATCTTCCTGCGGATAATTTTCGAACACCGGCACCAGCGCGTCGTCGGGATCTCTAGTCGTCGCCATGTTTATCTGCTCCTGAGTTTCGAGAGAGCCGCCACCCCCACGCTCGGGCGAACGTGAGGATGGCGTCCCGCTTACCTGACAACGTAGAGGCCTACGCAGCCGGGTTAGAGTCGTACATTCGCCAATTGAACTGCGGATTGGTCATCGTCACTTCGCCCATGAAGCCGATGAACTGAGCGATCGCATCCTTATCGATCGGCATCATGCCTTCGCCATCGAACACCTTGTCGAAGTTTCGATCGGGGTGATAACGAACGCGGAAGCTGTCGGTGTTAATGCCAAACGTCGTGTTTGCCGGCATGTTTGATCCGATGCCGCCGTCAAGCACGATCTCTGCGCGCTTGCCGCCGCCGATATATTCGAGCGCACTGAAGCCAAGTTTGCCCATCGACGTTTCATTTGTTTGTCGTTGGATGGCGACTGTCGCCGCGTCATACGCCGCATAGTGTTCCGGGCTCATGATCAAGAGATCAGCGTAGTCTTTGCCGCGGCTTTGTTTGGTCATGACGTAGTTTAGCATCGGACGAATGCTCGTCGATGTTGCTTGCGTGCCAAGCGCCGTCGCCATCGTCTGGATGTCGTAAGTCTTGGTTTGCCAGATGGCGTTAGTGCGCGAGATGCCGCCGTAGGTGCCGGTGTTGGTAACGATCGGCACGGCAGTGGCGAGGCCGGTAAGCTGCTTGCCGCCGTTGGCTAGTCCGTCGCTGTAGAGCGCGGCGTCGAAAGTATCTTCCAGCGAACGCTCGGCTGCACTGATGTAATTATCGTAGACATCGATCAGCTGATTAGTGCCGGAATTGTTGAGGATCTCCTGCATCGACAAGATGACAGGAATGACCACCATCTTTGGATCGTAGACGGCATCATTGAATAAATCGAGCGCGGGGTTTAGGAGCTGATCGAATCCAGAATACCACTGCGCGGTCTGTTTTGCGATCTGCAAAGTTTGTCTGATGCGCGGGCCTGAGTAAGTTTGCCAGAGGCCTTTGCGTTTCAGGACGGCATAGAGCGCATTGTTATTAGAAACAAGGTCCTGATACTTCGGTGATCGCTGTTCGAGCGACATCGAAAGTATTTGCTGATAAGCGGCAACGGTGTTGATGTCGGCCATGACGGCCATCTCCCCATGTTAGCCCAGCACGGCGCGAACGGCGCTCGCGGCAGCTTCGCGGGCTGTTGCAGTCGTTTTGCCGTTCCCGCGCTGCCTGTCTGAGAGGCCGGAAGAGGGTGCGCCGGAAATGGACTTGTCGTGCTGCCGGGTCTGAGCCGATGGGGTAGTCTGGCGGGTCTGAGCCGCGTGGGTGGCGGGGTAGAAAGCATCCGCCCGTCTGTAGGCAGTCTCGAGGTCGAAACCGAACTTGATTTCCTGCTCGATCGCTGGGCCTAACTCATCGAACCGCGGGTGACTGTCAGCGAACTGATCGACAGCGGATCGCGTGTAGGAATGAGCCTGCTGATATTGCATCTGTTGAAAGCCATTGGCAATGGCGTCGACTTTTTGATGCAGCGCGCCCAGCTGGTAGCCCTGTGCCGACTGCGCGTTCTGCGCCTGCACCAGCTTGTGCTGCTCGGGTGTCTGGCTGAGATAGTCGTAGGCGAGATCGCGGAAAGTTAGTTTCTGACCATCGGGTGTACGAAGGTTTAGGTTCGACACGATCATGTCGAAGGCCCCGTAGGGGTCCGACACGAGCTTGCGCTCCATCGTCGTGTAGTTGGACATCGCCCGTTGCAACGTGGTGCCGTGCTCGCGCGCCATCTGCTGGAAATTGCGGAGGGTGTTCATCTCTTCGTGGTCGGCGCGGAATTTTTGGTAGGCCTCCGACATCTCCTTGTGCATGCGGCCGACTTCGCCGCGCACGCTCTCGGGCGTATTGTGCCATTCCGCCTTGGCGTGATCGGCCATACGCGGCGGCGCCTCGCGGTAGGGCGCATATTCCGGCAGGGGATTGACCGGGCGCTGTTGGCCGTTGCGCTGGGCCTGTTGGCCGTTGGCTTGCTGTCCCGATTGGGGCGCAAGCCCCCCCTCTGACTTGGGGGGCTCTCGCCCTTCGGCCAGGCGCGGCGCGAAGTGACCGTGATCGGCCCGCGGCCGATCGTCCTTCGCCGGCGGCTTCTTGAGGTCGAGCTTTTCCCGCTCCATGGCCTCGGGCGGGTTATTGTCGCCCATGCCGCGCTTGGGCGTCACCTTAGTTTCGCCGGCCTTGTCGAACGCCTTCTGGATGACGTCGCGCCGGCTCGGGGCCTCGGCCTTTTGCGGGCCGGGACTGTCGACCGGCGCCGGCCGATCAACGTGCTGCTGGATCGGAACTTCGCCTTGCGGCGGCGCCTGCTCAGGCGCGGCCGCGGGTGCGCCGGATATACCGACATCAGACATGGTTTCTCTCCCCTCGCCCGGAAGGCGGATAAGATTGCCCGATGCCCGATAAGTTTAGCTTATGCCTGTGGCCTCACAGGGCTTTTACGCGCTCGACTGCCGCTTTCACTGCGGCCTGGCGGGCCTCCCGCACAGGCCTGGTGTCGGTTTCCCGCACCTTCGGTCTTGGTTTTTCATTGCCTACTTCCGTCAGGCCTAGCGCCCGCCCGACAGCTCGGAATTGCGATTTGCTGGTATAGAACCGTCCGTCGACTTGTTCCAGCGCATCCATGGTGTCGCTAATGACATGGGGGCACGGCAGCTGCGATCGCGCCACCCTGGCCGACGGCCGCGCCACCCTAAACCTCCCCGGCTCGATCTCGATCAGCTCGACGGTCATGGGGTTACCCGAAGCGAATCCAGTCGGTGCCGTTGAACCACACCTTGATGTGCTGAGTGCCGCCGCCCTGCGTGGCATCGCCAATGGCGGCGGTGCCTCCTGCGGTCTTCTTGGCACCGTCAACGATGTTGAACTCCTGACCTTCAACCCTGGAGAAGTTGGTGGCGCTCCCCGCTTCTCCCGGCAGGCTCGTGAATGTCATCGCCAAGTTATTTAGCCCTGACGCGCTAGTAGTGGTCCCGGAGCAGTTGATAAACTTGATCCCGGTTTTCGCGTCTGAGGACGTAGGCATCACCCAGTCGGGGCCGAATGGGAGCGTCATGGTATGCGAGGCAATAGTCTGTGAATTATTGACGCGGTAGGTTCCGATGCCGTTGTAGCCGCTGAGGCCGTCAGAACCATCAGCCTTAACGAGGTAGATCGTTCCGCTCTGCGAACCCGTGGTGTTGATGGCAGAGCCGCCTAGTGTTGCGCTGACCTCAAAGGCATTCGCCGTCAACCCAGCGGCAATGACGAAGTATGTCGTGTTGAGTGAAAGCCCGGTTGGCAGCGCCACCCCGCCGCTTAAATCAACAAGCTGAATTGGGGTGCCTGCGGTAAGCCCGTGCGATGTCCGCGTGAATACCGCTGGCGAGGCTATCGTAACAGTAACAGTTTTCGTTGGCTGCTCGGTGGCTTTGCTGCCGGTGATGACGGTGCCTGAAGTAACCCCTGCCGCACCGGTGGGGTCTACTTTGATACCGATGGCAATACCGGCGCCGGCACTCAGCGCGGATATGTTGAGAATAGTCCCAGCCCCGCCAGAGCCGTTGTCGATCGAGGCAGTCACGCTATTATCAGTTAACTTCGACCCGCTACAGCTTACGAATGTGACGTTGCTTTGCTGTGCGGGGTCGATATACCAGCAGCCCTGGCTAGTACCGCCACTGCTGCCTGAGCAACCAGAGAACGTCGTGCTACCCACGCTCCCAACATAGATGCCCATTTTTGCCATGTGGCCTTTGATCTGGTCCCCATTTTGATCGAGGCATTCGCCAACCGTGGAGTTACCGCCAACTCCCGATATGTGCGAGACGCCGCCCTGATTGAAATACAGAATGTAATGGCAAGCCTCGCTTTGCAGGGACGACAGGGTAACGCCGGTGATGCCCCTGTTGTATCGGGTCCACATCGGGACCGGGGTGGTGATCGAATGGCCGCCAGTATTTAGTCGATAGGTTCCCGCGAAGCCACTCCCCGTTAAATTTGCGATGATCGTTGTGCCGGTGGAGAAGTCCATGGGCGGAGCGCCCCATGTCTTCATTGGCAATCCACGTCCGTAGAGTTGCACCCCGGCCCCAAAGTTGATTTCAGAAGTGCTGCCGAGAGTGCCGCCGACAGTGAGGATATCATCACTCACCGTGCAGTGGCTGGCCCATCCGGTGATCACCCCAAGCAATACGGCGCACTCGCACTGCTCGATGCCGTTGCCAATCATGGAGCAGCTGTTCGAACCCCAAAACTGAATGGCGGTTTGAAATGTCGTGGTGCTTCGCCAACCGTAAACGTGCGAGCCGTAGCCGGCGATGCCCAACGTGCCGTTGTATCCGGTGCCGAGGGTCACCTCTTGATTGGGGCCGCCTGAGCAACTTTCGATGATAACGTCGTAGGCGTCGGTCGGAAAGAAGATATTGATCATCCCCCGGAAGGCGCAATTGTGAATGTAGACGCTGGTGTTGACCATCATCAGTGCGCCACTACCAACCCACGTACTGTTGTTTTGCAACGCTAAGTTTGCAATTTCTGATGGGCCGTTAAAACCGGTAGGTTGGTGGAAAATAAAGCCGTTGTTGACATGACCAGAAATCAACACGCCCCGGCCTGCGCCGATAATAGACGTGCCTCCTGGGGCCGCACAGGAGATGTCAATGGTGTCGGTTACGTTGTATCCGCCAGGGGGGAAGTAGATGGTGCCCCCGTTAGCGTAGGCAGCAGTAAACGCGGCTTGAATGTAGCTTGTATCGTTGTTAACGAAATCTCCCAGTGCCCCGAAGTCCTTGACGTTGAATACATCCGCAATTCGATCCGGCATGTTGCGCGCGACCGTGCGGCTGCTTCCCAAAAACGCATAGGTCGTGAATGGTGTCGTTGCCATTGGTTAACCCCAGGCCGTGTAACTGCCGATCAGCGGATACAGGAACGAGTTGGTTCGCAGCCGCACCGGATTGGGTGGTGTAGCGCCTAACCACGCAACCGATGGATACAGGGTTGTCGCGGTGGTCCAGGTAGCGACGTTGCCGGTGCCGGATACACCTGAAGTCGGAACGCCGCTGTTGAGAAACACGGTATTGCGGGCGACGTAGGCAAAACGGTTGGTAAAGTCCACCCAAAACCGCCACACCGCCAGTGCGTCTAGATAGTTGTCGTGCGGGAAGAAGCCGGGGTTTTGTGTGGTAGTGAAATTTGGGCCGCCTGAACCAAAATTGTAAACGGTGCCGTCATTGACAACACCGAAGCTGTGGTCGGTGTTGCCGAGATAACTATCCAGGTCAGTCGCAAGCGTTGTGGCTGCGTCTATCAGACCTACTTGAAAGGCGTTTGGACCTAGCACTTCTACTTCAAAGTATTTCAATCCCGAACTAAGGCCGGACGCGCCCCGCACCAGGGTTTGGCCGCCAGTAGTCGTTTGTCGTGCCGTGTCGTTGGTTCGCCGAACCGAACTAACAGTGACGTGCGTCCCATGATCGCCCCAGCCGCTGCCGGTGTCGGACGGCGGCGTTACGGTGCCAATGAGCGAGGTGTTGACGACCCCGCTCGCTTGGATGTCCAGACAGGCGGAATAGGCCGAATGAATGCCCTCCAGCGTTTTGTTGGGGGCCTTCCAGATGCCGCTGTTGAGCGAGGTTTCCACGACCGAAGCGATGTCGAACACGCCGCCGGCTGGGTGAAATGTTGAACGAAGGTCGGTATTCAGCGTGACCCGCGCGCTCTCGCCGGCGATCACACTTTGACCGCCCGTCGTCGCCCAAACGTCCGTCGAATTGGTCCTCGGGACCACGGTGGTCTGGAACACGGTCTTGCCAGTCATGTAGCCATAGATGGTAGTGAGATGACCTTCGATGGTCGCGGCCGAGTCGATAGCCGAGACGCCATCGCTCAAGTCGTTGGTGGCATAGCCCACAACCACATGCGTACAGAATGGCAGCAGCGTGAGCCGCTGCGTGTGGTTGGCAATAAAGGTGGTGGCAGATTCTGAGGGGAGGCCGGCGTTGAAATAGCCAAATTTCGGGCCGATGCTGCGCGCAACCTCGCCCCGGTCGCCGCTGATATCGACCTGCGTGTTTTTATCCGGCTCGTCGGAAACACCAAGCATTCTGCTATCCCCGAGGATAAGAACCGAGGGGGCTGTAGTCGCGCCGATGACGATGGGGTGGTAACTGCCGTTGGTTTCTGTCGGGTCAACGTCACCCGACATCGTGCGGTCGGTTGTGCCGACCTCGATCCGATCCCCCATCCAGTATTGGTCAACATAGGCACCGGTTACTGCGTTATTGCTGACCAGACCTGAACTACACACACGATACGTCCTGATCCAAAACATGTCGCCGTTTTTGATGGTCTGGGGGAGCGTTAACGTATCGGAGCGCAGCATGCCGCCATTTGGAATGGTGCCGGTCGCGGATCCGCTGAATTTAATTTGCTGACCGGTCATAACTCCCGGTGGATATTCGACGCTGGCGGTGATCGACGCGGTGGCGCCGGGGGCGGATTCGCTGGCGCTGGAGTTAGGGCATATGATACTCAACGCGGCGATGTCGGTTCTGGCGAGATAACCGGCGCGGCTACTGGCGTTGGTGGCGCCGCTCCGTTGTTGCGGCCAGACGCCCCGCGTGGCGACGATGCCGTCATAGACGGAGCTGCCGCCGGCAGCGGCGTTGTCCCCCAACAGCACATTGAGAATGCCAGCCATTTAAGTGAGCCCTGTCCCCGATATCAGCCATTCGGTGGCGGTGATCTTGATAGCGGTAGCGATACCGTTGGCGGCGAGCGTGCGGTTACCGAGATTGCCGGCGCCGGCCAGCCGCATTGTATCAGCGGTGTTGATAGTGATGACGCCACCATTACTCTGATTGATGAAAGTGAGCACGGTGCCAACCGGGTAAGGGACGGTAGCGTTGGCATCGATGGTGAAGGTGCGCGCCGTGGTGTCGGCGGAGGGATGCAGGATGTGAGTGCCGGCGTCGGCCAGCACGGTGGTATAGGCCGCCGACTTGGAGTTTTGCGGCACGCCGAGATAGCCCAGCGCAGCGGACACCGGCGGCAGCGTCATGGTCGTGCTATCGGTGCCGGCGAACGTGATGCTGTTGCTCGCGGTCAGCGTCTTGCCGGAAGCAACCGACACCGAGCCGGCGCCGATCGCCAGCGTCTTGATCTGGGTGGCGGTGATTTTGACGTCGGCGCTCGACTGCGTGCCGTAGATCAATTCGGTGCCGCCGAGCGTGGTGGCTGCGGTCATCGAGGCGAGTGCGGTGTCGGCCATGGCGGTTGTCCTAATTGGCGGTCAGAGTGTTGCTGGAGCCATCGACGAGGGTGTTGCCGCTGCCGTCGACGAGGTCGGCACCGAGCAGGGCACCGCCGGCCAGTACGAGCTTGCCGGTCGCGGCGAGCAGCAGGTAGTTGCTGGCGTTTGTCAGCAGCAAATAGTTGGTGGCCTCGACCACGTCGGTGATGTTGACGGTGATGGTGAAGCCAGGCCCAACCTCGCCAGTCGTAGTACTGGTAGCCTTGAGCTGCACGACATAGGCTGGGCCGTGAACGTCTTCATAGTCCTGCGCCGGCAGAGACAGCGTCGCGCCCGAAAGCGTGAACAGGGCCGCATCGGCGCCGCCAGTTTTGGCGAAGGTGGCGCTCGCGCTCGCCGTCAACGTCATTGAGAACGCGGAATTTTCCGCGACGGTCTGGGTTGCCGACGAGGTGATGGTGGGGCCGGCGACATCGCTGACGTTGACAGTGATGGTCTTGTTGGTGACGGCGGCAGGAAAGGCGACACTAGCCGCGGTGACTTGCACGACATAGGCCGGCCCATGAACGTCTTCGAAGTCTTTCGCCGGCAGCGACAGCACGCCGGAAGCCAGCGTGAATAACGCGGTATCGGCGCCGCCGGTCTTGCTCCAGGTCACTGGCTTGTCGGCGGTCAGCGTGACCGAGAAGGCGCTGTTCTCTGCGACAGTCTGTGTGGCACTGGTGGTAATGACCGGCGCCACTTCATCGACATCGATCACCGGCACGATGAAGGTCTGATTGATGACGCCGCCGGCGCCGTTGTCGGCGCGGATAGTGACGCTATGGCTGGTCTTCGTCTCGAAGTCGTAGACGATCGAATTCTTTAGCGTTGGTGACGTGAAGGTAAAGGCAGCGTCGGGATCAGCGGTCTTGGTGAAGGTGTAGGTGCCGGTGCCGTTAATTACTGAGACGTTGCCGATGGCAGTGCCGATCGCGGTGTTCTCGAGTTGGCCACCAAGGCCGGAGAAGATGATGGTAGGCACCAAGACCGCGTAGGTCACCGGCATGCCGTAGGCGGCGACCTGAGTGATGGCGAGGCCAAAGCCGTTGGCGGCCTCTTCCACCAGCATGCCGCCGGAAGTTACCGACACGACCGGCAGGCCGCCCTTGGCTACGGTAACGACAGGTACGCCCACGGTCTTCTCCTATTCGGGTGCCTGGGACGGGCTGACTTTTCAGGAGGGCCGTCCCGCCCCAGGCTCGACAGACACCGCCCTTCTGGGGTGCCTATGGCTTACTTGCGTTTGGCCTTCTTCTTGTCGTCGTCGTCATCGTCGTCGTCGTCCTTGGCCTTCTTCTTGGGCGGGGCGGCGACTTTGCTGGCGCGCTCGCGCTCGAGCCGCTCGGGGCGCTCTTCGAGTTCCTCGAGCTCGGCCTTGCGCGAGGCAGTGTTCTGCGCGTTATTAGGGTTCTCCTGATAGGCGCTCTTCGGGTTATGCGGATCTTCCTGCTGCGGTTGCTCCCAGCCAGGAGGCTCGTTGATCGACTCGGGCCGATCACGCGGGTCGCCCTCCTCCGGGCCGGGCTGACGCTCGCGGGCCTGACCCTCCTGGGCCTGGCCTGGCTTGCGCTGCTCCTGGCGCTGCTGGTCGTCTTTCTGCTTTTGCTGTTGAGCCTGTTCCTGCTCACGGTCTTCCTTGTGCGTAGCCATAGCCGTTCCTCCTTGCGGGTTCTTGTTACACAAACGTCCAGTTGGTTGCGGCCGTCGCCGTGCCGCCGGTGACCACCGTGATCGGCGTGGTGCCGGCACTGGTGCGCTTGGGGGCATTGGTGGCGGAGAGTTGCGTCGGGCTGTGGAAGATCGTGCTGTTGGGCACGCCGCCGACATAGACCACGCTCTGCGGCTCAAACCCCGTGCCGTTGACTGTGAGGTCCATGGTGCCGCCGGTGCCGGCCGTCGACGCCGGCACCAGGCTGGTGATGGTCGGCAATGTCGCCGGCGCGTTCGCGCTCGGGTGGCTGGCATTGGGCGTGGCGGTGTAGGCGCCCTGCACCGTGATCGAGGTGGTGTTGTTGGTATCGCTGGCGATCACCACCGTGCCGGTAGCCTCGGACGTGGTGCCGGAGGCGCCGGCAATGGCCGAGAGCGGCGTGGCAATTGCCGTGGTGGCGCCAGCGGTACCGTCATCGACAAAGGGCTGCGCCGGCGGCGTCGGCGGCGTGCCGTAGCTGTTGTAGCTGTAGTTGGTGGGCGGCGTCGGGTTTTGATGCGTAACCGTGAGCGGGTCGCCGCCGGTCATCACCACCAGGGGCGCAATGCCGATATCTTGCTGCGAGCCCTCTTCCCGCCGCGCCGGGATATTGGCGCGCATATGCTCGTCACGCTCCATCACCGCGGTGTCGCCGTCGTCTTTGGTCTTGGCCATGGTCCTGGTCCTTTCTATTGCCCGATAGGGGGTGTATACTGTGGCGCATGGACGCCCTGGAGCAGACCATAGCCGCCCTGATCAAGCGCAGAGACGCCGCCGGCGAAGGCACGGCGGAACGCCGCATGGCTATGCGCCAGCTCACAGGCCTGTGGAACACACGCGAGGAAGCCGGGCCGATCATCGAGGATCTCGATCCAATGGGCTGGATCTTCATTGCTCATCCTGACCTCCGTGACTGATCGGTAGGCCGGTCACTCCGTACATGGGTATCTCACCTTTGATGATGCCGCGCCGCACGATCTCGTCGCGCGGCATCCCGGTCAGGCGGTGCGTGCGCTCGATGCTCTCGTTGATGGTCTGGATGAACGGCTCACCACGCTTGTAATTCGGCGTCTTCATGTTCTTAAAGCCGGCCCATCCCACCTCCTGATATTGCCGCGGATCGACAGGCGGGTTCAGCTTCGCCGCTTCCTCGCGCAGCACCTTCTCGTACAGGCCATAATCTTTGCCTGGAGCATTGATGCCGGGCGTCATACCCGACACCATCTGCTCGTCCATTGTTGCCGCACCGCGATTGCCGGTGAAGTTTTGCGAGAAATTGTGCCGCTTGGGATTGCCTGCGCCCAGGAACGAGAAGCCACCCTCATCAAAGACTTTCTTATGCATAGCCATATTGGTTCCGGCATAGCGCCCGCCGATCGGCACTGGCATATCGTAGGCATTCTCAGGATACGGCATGCCCTTTTTGCGAAGGTAATTGCCGTAAGCCGCCATCAGCCAATTTGACTCGGGGTTGGCGCCGCCGGTCGTCGCCGCCATGCTGGTGGCGACGTTGTCCTGAAATGCCTTGCGACCGGCGACTGGCCCCAGCTCGTCGGTGAACTTCTTTTCTAGTTGCCCCAGCCAATACCAGCGATCCGTCTCGGGCATCTCGGTGCCACGCTGATAAGCCGCGCGCAGCCGCGCGCGCCCTTCCTCAGTGTCGATCGTCTTCATGTGTTCGTCGATCGTCACTTGCTTCTTGGGCACGACCGTCAGGGTATCGAGATTAGCCGGATAGTTTTTGGGATCGACATCGAAGCGTTTGGCCGGATCGAAATAGGGCGTGTATCCATTCTTCTCCATGTCGGCGCTGATCTTGGCACGCGCCTTCATGAAGGCTTGAGCATCCGGTGTCGGGTTCTTGCCGGGGAACATCTTCTTCTTGATCGGATCCCACTTGTCGATCGGCGGTCCCACCTCGGGATAGACCTCGGCGTATTGCGGGAACTGCGCCGTACTGCCCATCTTAGGCGCCGCCTTCGGCGTTGCTTTGCGCCCGGCACCGGCCGCCAGAACTACTTCGCCGGCTCGCGCCGGTACGCCGACAAGACCGCCTGTGCCCATGGCATTGAGCGCCGTCTCGCCGCCAAAGTTGACGGCGTTCTGATTGCGAAAATCCTCGTAGGCCTGCCACTCCTCCGACGCCGGATCGTGCGGGTTGGGTGTCATCGTCTGGCCTGGCCGTTTGACATAGTCGACCGTGCTATTGACCATCCCGGTCGCCCACGCCGGCGCCGGCTTGTAGCTGTCGGGCGCAATCACGCGATCGGGCTCGACGGCCGCGCCCATGCGGTAGAGCGCATCGCTCATGCGGGTGTCGACCTGCTCGGGCAGGCGCAGCACACTACTGTATCGGTCCTGCGCCGCCACCTCGCCGATCGGCGGCGGCTTGTCGTAGACGTTGACCTCGGGCAGCTCGATAAATTCGTCGCTCATGCGCTGTCGTCCTCGGGCTCGCGCATCGGATCGCGTATGAGATAATCCGGCGTCTCGCCGGGGGCGGTCGCCCAGTCGGGCGTGTTGTCGTCAAAGAACGGCGGCGCCGGCGGCGGGCGTTGACGCTCGCTGGCGGCGTCGGGAAAGCGCGGATATTCGTAGGCCTGATCCTCGGCCATGCCGGGGCCGGCCTGTTGCAGCGCGCGCGCAACGTCACTGTCAGTGACTTGCCGGTGATACTGATCCGGCGCCGCGACCTCGCCCATCGGATAGCGTCGCTGGCTCACAGCGGCCCTCCCCCGCTATTGCCTGGATTAGTCATCTTGAACTGCTGCATGGCCTGGCGCTCGCTGGCGCGGTTGGCCATGTCGGTCTGCTTGTGTTGGTGCGCCTGCACGGCGAGGTCGGCCTTCTGTTGGTTGAGCTGCATGTCCTGGCCCTTCTCCAACATGTGGGCCTGGTGCGCCTCTCTACTTTCCATCGCCTTCTGGTTCTGCACTTGCAGCTTGGCCTGGTCGTCGCCGGCCTTGGCGTCGAGCTCCATCTGCTTGATGGCGCGATCGTTGTTTAGTTTCTGTTCGTGCTGTTGCTGCTCCTGCTTGAGCTTCTGGGTGCCGAGTGCAGCGTCGGCCTGCACTTTCGACTTCGCCGTCTCGTTCTTCATCTGCTCGATCTGCAACTGCGTCTTGGCCGCCATCGTTGTCGGGTCGTCGGGCTTGGGCTGGTCGACCTTCGACTTCATCAGCTCGACCAGCTTGTCGATGGCGCCATCGAGCGAGCGGCCGGCGCGGAATGGCTTGGTGGCAAACTTCAACAGCTCGCCGGCGAACTCCGCGGTCTGGGCGTCGGCCATGATCATCTGCGACAGCTGCGGCAACAGCTGCGCCAGCACGCCGATAAATTCGGTGGTGCGCTTCTTGTCGGTTTCCTCGGTGATTTGAATGGTCGAGTCAGTCTCGATGTCGAGCACAAAGTTTTTAATCCGGCTATCGCGCAGAAACGCCAGCACTTGCTCGATCGTCGGCCGCTCCGAGATCTTTTTAATCGCTTTCTGCGCCGAGGCGATGACTTGCTGCACCGGGCCCTTGATCTGCTCGGCCATTTGCGGGTTTTGCTGCAATTGCTGCTGCACTTGCGGCGCCTGCAACATCATCTGCATCTGTTGCTTTTTCTGCTCCAGGTCTTGGTAGATCGAGTTGATTTCCTGCTCGGCCATCTTCTTGGTCGGCAGCTCGGTCTGCGACATCTCGACAATGGTCTTGTCGTCGAATTTCTCGGTGATGATTTCGAGCGTGATCTCGACCAGGTCGCGCGCCAGCCGCACCAGCTCTTGTTGCTTGTCTCTAATGCGGGTCGAGCCGTATTCGCTTTTCAGCTGTTGCGCGCCTAGCGTTTCATTCGGATTGGTACTGCCCCGCATGATGTCGGACAGGCCCATGATCTGATAGATGTCGCTGATGATCTCTTTTCTCAGCGCCACGCAAGCCTGGATGGTCGACGCGATCGCCTCGATCGGCAACCAAATAATGACATCTTTGGTGCCGCCGAAAGCCGCCCAATTTGAGATCGGTATCAGCATGCGGCCAGGCGTATTGTGCGCCACCGCGGCCTGGATGGCCTCACCAATTTCGGCGCCGCCTGACGGATAAAAGCCCTTGGCTTCGAGCGCATCACTGAGGGCGTGGATGCGATCGGTTAAGAGATTAACTTCGTCGAGTTGATCCCTGTACTGGGCCATATCCGGCACCGGCACCAAGCTTCCAGGCTGCACGGTGCCGTAGGCCGGCTTCGGGCAGGGAAAGAAATGCAACAGATCGAGGTGCGGGTCGTCCTCGTCGAGGATCTCCTCGCAGCCCTTGGCGACCCACAGCACACGCTCCTCGCCCTTGTGCCAGATCTCCCAGAACTGGGCGCGCTCCCTGGCGTCGGCGCCGCCGATCTCCTTCTTGTCCTTGTCGACCTTGTACTCGGCGTTCTGGTAGGCATCGCCGCTGTGCTTGTAGAACCGCTCGCGCGCTTCCGATCGCGTCAGATAGCTCGCCGCCGCCACCCAGCTGACCTCTTCCCAGGTGCGCGATACTGAGTGCAGGAAGTCGCGGCGGTGTTTGAAATCGATGCAGACTTTTTCATGCTTGTAGTAGCTCTTGCCGCGGCCAGATTCGTACCGGCACCAGGCGACGCCGCGGCCGATCAAGGCGATGTCGTTACGCACCTGGGTCATCAGATCGTTGATGCGCGCCAGGTCAAAGGCGACCACGGTGCAGCGTTCCGCCAGCTCGCTGGCTTGCTGGTAAACAGGCCGCTGATCGTGAAACTTCGGCACCACCACCGGCACCGGCGAGCGGGCATAGATGCTGGGCTTCATGACCTCGCAATTGGCCCAGAACATCTGATATTCGCGGGAGCGGCCGTCGCCGTTCTTGCCCAGCTTCTCCAGGCTGGCGTACTGCTTCTCGACCCGGTCGCAAGTGTCGTTCCAGGTTTCGAACGCCTTTTCGCTCTCGGTCAGCAAGTTGATCCAGGCCAGCGAGCTCTTCGGCTCGACCGCGGGGTTGAATTCCGCATCGTCGTGCCGAATGTCGTCTTCGTTAGGCTTGTCGCCGCTTGCGGCCATACGGGCATCCTCGACCGTAACTCAAAGGATGCCCGATAGCGCGAACCATAATGCTAATGCTTGGTCTTGTCGCTCTTGTTTTTCGGCGGCTCGCCGTCCAGCCAAATCACAACCCCCGTCTCCTTCCCGGCCTGGGTGAGGGCATGCATGTAGGCGTCATAATTGAGGGCGAGCTGCTTCTGGATTTCCAGCAAGAACTTGGCGTTGCGCTGGAGCGCACCGTTCCGGCTTTCCGTCGCCATGCAGGAGACGAGCTGAATCGCCGTCGCCAATACGGTGCAGGCGTCGTCAGGTGTCGGCAGGCCCAGGCAGATATTAACGATTTTCTTGGCCGCCTGCTCGAGCTCGGCTTCGTTCATAGCTCGATACCTCCGCGCCAGCGTTCATTGTATTCCCGCACCGGCGGGATGCGCCAGCCGCTGTCGCCGGTCATCGGGCCGTTGACGCGCAGCTTGCGCGGCGCTAGCGGGCGCCAGGATAGTGATAAGTACCGAAAACTATCAGCAGGGTGACTGGTCCAGTCGTGGGTCGCGTTCGCCCGAAAAGCCTTTTTCTCTTCGTCCCATTCGCGATGGTACTGCTCGAGCGCATTAATGCCGCCCTCTTCGCAGCGTGGGTGAAACACACAAAGCGGTAAGGTCTGCCGTGCCGCGTTAATGCCATCATCGAAACTCACCCTCGGTATCGGCATCGGATGCAGGCCGTGCTCGATCATGGTTTCGACCCGCGTCCTGCCGGAGCCCCACTCCATCACCTTGGCGTCGTGCGGCACATAATCATTGCCGTCGCGCCAGCCGTGCAGATTTCTTCTTTGCTCGATCACCTCGGCGTAGTGTTCGACACCGGCGCCAGAGGCCGCGTAGTGGTCGAGAATATACAATTGCGCGCCGACTTGCTGATACCACCAGATCGAGGTGTCGTCGCGCGTACCTAAGTCCCAGGATCTGTGAACCGGAATTCCCGGCAGCGCCTCGATCGGCACGATGCGGCTTTCGTTGCGTACATCCGCCATCTCCAAGCCATAGAACGCGCCAAGGATGGCGGCGTTGAAACTGACCATGTATTCTTGCTCGAAATGAGCGCGGCCGACATCACGTCCATACAGCGCCTCGTACTCGGCAAGCGCCTCTGCCAATTGGCCTTCCGTCAGT